GACCAGTTGGTTTATCTTCAGCGTCACCGAAGATATTCCAACGGAGCATACTTACCAAGTATGCCCAATCCACGCTACGAAAATAGTAGCGTCCCTTATCAAGATAGTCCCAATTTGGGGTCATCTTGAGTTTCGTTGTATAAAGAGGGCGGTCATTTCTGACAACTATCTTCATACCCCGTAGACTTCCCTGCAGAAAGCAAGCATGAAGACCCTCATAATTAAAGGATCTTTTCTTGCCCTGTTGAGGTGCCTTTATCTTGGTATCCAGGATCGATAATTTCGATGGGATTGACTCCCACCGGCGGTAAACAAAGCAATTATTATTTTGTTTACTAATTACCGTTTTAGGAACTAAGGTAAGTGGCAAATGCACACCAGCAGTATCGCCCTCATACATTGGTACGTAATATTTACGGACTGATGCATGAAGCATTTGGATTGTATCACATAGGGGTTTCCCATGTAGTACGCTCCATCTGTTAAGGCGATTAATCGCAGAGTACCGCGATGCCTGTGTAAGAAGACTACGGATGTAGACTCCTCGTGTATTATGACCAGAAAAATAGTCATAGCCACAGGACTCACGGAAGTTCCCTCGATGGAAGGACTTGCTTCGATTCACTCGGAAGCCTAGGAGTTCTAAGAAATGACACATTCGCTCGAACATATAGTTCGGTAGAATTATGTCATCGCCAAAAACTCCGAAGTTAACTTGTGAAGTCCTAGATCTTGGCACAATGCCAAAAGATTTTAAGACAGCAAGTGCCGCGCAGGTAAACAACAACGTCTGCAACGGGAAAGTAAACCCGTTACCCATCGTTGAAACCATATGCAGAGGAAAACGCTGCTTACCAAACTCCGACTCTGAACTCCTGAGTGTATTTACTAAATACTCAAAGGGAGGGCAAATGCCCTTAATTAGAGATGGATGAATGGTATCCGAGGCACTCTCTAGATCAATCGTACAAAACGACTGATCCCGAGAACCTAGGTAACACAGCCCTCGGTTCCAATCCGGTTGGTCACTTAAGTCAATTTTAAATTGAATCTTAAGTTCCCGCTCGATTAGACGACCGAGGCCTAGCTGATAGAACATATTCAGACTAGGTTCAGTGCATATTGTGCGAGAGACGTCCTTAGTCTTCGGAACGAAACTAAGAGTGTTTCCTTGCACCTGTTGGGTCCCATATTTAGCATCTCGCATTAAATCAGCGAGGCCAAAATGGGGGTCACCTACAAGCATAGACGTGTAATGCCTATACAGTATCGGTTTAGTGTAACTCAAAGGCGAATCGAAGTGTTTTGTATAAAAATCACTTCCACGCGCCAAACGAGAGGCACCAGGACCAGACCGACCAAGAATATTAACTTCGTCGAGGGTCCACCAACACCGATTTGAATCAATAGCTCGATAGAGGAAGCTGTGGAGTTCGCCACGAAAGGCGTTCCAAAGGCATTCATCTAAAGAGGTATTAAGATTCAACTTGTAGAAGGACATTAAGCTATTAAGCTTAATGAACTTCTCGTAAGCCTTAGCATCAGAAGCTTGCTTATCGATATCGTCCGTAAATTTCTTTAAGAACGATTCTTTAAGCGAGTGAGATGCGAAGGCAGACGGCGAATCCATCGGATCACTCCGAAGACTCGCATCAAGATCTGCAAGCAAGGCCTGGTAAAGAGCATGAGGCTGAATAGCCATCGAGACCTCCAGTGATACTCATTAATGGTGCAGCGACCTTCAATAGTCAGATGACCGTTTACCTCTCTGGAAGAGGGGCTAACAGAAATCTGAAAACTGAGGTCATAGGAATTACTAATGACTTCCGCCCTGTAATATTCTTGTACAGTGCGCTCGTCAACAGTACCATCATTAGTATCAAGTAGAACTGTATCGACGGTAGGATCCAACTGAGCGTTAGGTAATGAATCTAGATATTCGTCTAAATCCATAAACGTATCGTTCGATTGGACAATAACGATTGGTACACTCTTCTTGACCATGATGTAGCTCCTAGCCTATAAAACGGCTTGTAGTGAGACAGTTCCTATGTCGTCGCTGCTTTCCCATAAAATACCTATATGACACGATTGCATAGCCTTCACATTTGCAGCGTCATATGTATCGCTTCCAGCCGGAACTTCTATCTCCGTTCTCATAACGGCGACATGAATCGGCTGGCTAGCGAGCACACTGACGCCTTTGCGTGTGAGAAGGCGATACACATTTCGTGGCACACTCGTCACAATCCCAGTAACCGGGTGCGGGTTGCCAAGAACTCGTAAGTTCTTGGGCCTGAACATGGTATGGGTAAAGGGCGAGCCCACTGAGTGCGTAGTTACTCCAGTTTGAGTACCGCCAGTGGCGGTAACTGCATACTGTTTTGCATTCACATCAGGGGGAGTATCACTGGTCAGGGTGTATGTCGGACTAGTATGTCCAATCTCGACAGCTCCTGTTACAGGTGACGCGGGTGAAAAGGGCATAATAATGCTCCAGTGGTAGAGGTATAGGGAGGCCTTCGGTTAAGAGGCATCCCCGGGACGTTCGTCGTATCAAGTCGGCGGAGACTTCCTGGCAGAAATAAGAGCGGCAATATTAAGCCACTTTAGATTCATACCAGGTAGTTCCCACTGAAATGATACGTTAGGGAAGGCAGCCGCACGAATGCGGGTAACTTCCTTACGATACGTTTCGGTTGTGCAAGAACCAGGCGAAAAGGCTTGGATGCTGGCACCAAGTCCAAAAGCTGCTTCAATCCCTGTTTGGTGCTCCTGCTCGCTATGAGCAGTAGTCCAATTAAAGGATTCGCGGACAGTTGTCTTGGAAACCCAGCGTAAGCTTCCCGAAGGAAAGCTCCATGCCTCGATCATATCACCAACATTAGTGAAATAATCAATCAGGAAAGACCACGGGAACAGCTCCCATGCCGCGACTGGAACATCGGGTAATGTAAGACCCAACATTCGAGCCGGAGGCGGTTTGCCGTAATCATCCGCAACCTTGACTACCCCGTAGTATTTGACAACAACCGGTTGAACCGAGTGAGTATATTCTCGGGACTTCTGGTTGAAGACATTTACAAACGAGATGACAGGGTCTGTTGCCGGTAAAACTTGCGTATCTGTGCCTATACCGTGTACATGCTCAAACGGAGCTTGTATCTCGGATAGACGCGTCAACGCAACCATACCGTCAACAGTGTCGCTTAGTAGAGGACGCCAACCAAAGGCGAACTCCAGATAAGTGTCACCAACGACCTGGCGTAACTTGGTTTTCCGTTTAAGAGAACCAGAAGGTAATCGAATTCCCTTCGCTCGCTTCTTTGCGAGAGAAATGAAGTCATCGATACCTTTACGTAACGCCTGCGCAGGATGCCTGATCATGTGGAGAGCTTCTAAGGCTTCGCCAAGAAAGACCGCTCCTTGTAAAGAGCGGAGAACTTTATTGGCATTGCGATAGAACTTCGCCGCAGCCTGGTTATTAGCGCGTGTTGCATCAGCGAATGCTAGAGCAGTAGGTGCCACAGGCACATAGATACTGTCATACACAAACTTGACGCGATTCACTGGACAATCTATCAACATATGAAACGAGGCTGGTCGGAAGGATACGCGCCTTTCTACTGCATTCATATCAGTAGTGGCGTTTTCTCCTAAAGCGATCAACTCTCGCCACGAGGGAAGGTCCTCACCGGAGATACTGCTAGTTTGAACACTAGCTTGTATCAATGGTTGTTGGACATTCTTAACAATCGTACCATCATAGTAATGATCTTCACGAGAGTGAAAATTCTGACATGATGGTTGCGATGTTCTCGTTTTAATAGTCATATGCGATAGACTCCAGATTAACACGATTACAGTGAAGCTTACGCTTCACGAGAGCCACCGGACACACTATGAAACAAACTTTTTTAAAAGTTATTTTATAGAACGTGTGCCACTCGGGTAACAATCTACAAGTAGTACATAAAGTCTGACAACTGCTGCCAGATCTCTTCATCAGTATGATTTTCATGGATCAAACGAGTGATGATAGACCGCACTGTAGTACGTACAGGTTCAGTAAATGAACCATACATGCCATAGATGCGCTCGACATCAACGTAAAATGCCATTAATCGTCCTACGAAGTTAAGATCTGACACGTTAAGCATACTCATGTACCTCATAGATTGCAAA